GACACTGCCACGCACCGACCACAGGCTTTTCTTCCCTGATCACAATGTTGGCAACAATGTCTCTAGCTTCTGTTGGCTCATTACATAGTTGACAGTTGATAATTTCTATGAATGGGATGTCATCAAAATTAACCCATCCACCTAGTCCATCTGCATTATGAATTTCAATGTATCCCATGTTATGCCCTTGCCTTTTGTGGTTCCCAAGTGCCTGAACTTGAGAGCTGATACCAAAGTGTTGGACACTTAGGCTCTGATCCTTGCACACCAATGTGTCGGCAGAAGTAGCCACCCCAAGCCCGGCCGTTCTTTACGCCATCCTTGAATTCACGATCGCCATGCTTGCAGCTTGGCACATCCTTTGCAGTACCTAAAATCTCTGCAACGGTATTTACAGCTGCATCAATGGTTACTGGTGCTGGCACTTCCTTAATCAGTTCATCCTGCTCGCCAAAAGGTGTAGTCCAGTAGTCTTTCTCCATTTTAGGAGCTGGAGCCTTGACCACCTTTGTCATTTCTTCTCGGCTTGCGCGTTTTCCTTTAGGAGCATAACCCGCATTTGCAAGCGCTCTGCCGATCGCCGAAGTCTCACAATTCTCCAATGCTGAAGTCTGGTTAACACCTCGACTAGTAACTGTTTCTTCAGCCAGACCAGTTGCCCACGCAACACTATCTGTAGCAGTCTTGAATAGATAAGCCTTAACAATGTATCGATTACTCTCGATAACTTCCAACTCAGTTGATAGACGAAAATCTGGATAGTCCTTAATAAATTTCTCAAGTCTCACCTCTACTGGTTCATAGTCCGCTAGATTAAACATAAAGCCCATTCTCCTCTGTTGCTAGTTGTCCACCGAGTGCGCCGTAGCTGCATAGATCGACCCAGTTATCGAGATGTTGTGCTGATTGATTAGTTCTTGCAAGTTTAACAAGTACCATGATCCCTGCCACCTGATAGTCATGTATTGGCATTTGTAGGTATGCACTAAGGAGCATGGCGGTGTGTTGTAAGTTATCTGCCGGATGACCGTATGAAAGGCCACGATCAGAGATTGTGTCTGTGGCGTTGAGTAAGATGTCACGAGCTATCATTCTTGCCAAAATTCTTGTCTGTTCACAGCTCGACCTCTGTGATAACCCTCGCGCTTGCCTCGCTCATAGCCTGATTCCCAAACATGTGCATAAATAATCCATAAGGCCAGTGGTATAAGAATCACCACTATGCCTACAACTTGATTGTCAGTCATTGTTACTCCTATCGCACCAGCGCCCTCGGCTGGTGACAGGCTTAGTGTTGCACAGCCCTGCGACTATTTGTGTTTAATTTGATAACGAAATGATAACGATTCTGCCTCATCTACGGCATCGTCAATAGTCTTACGGACTGGAAAGATGTCTCGGATTAGATCATCCATACAGCTTGCCATACACAGTAAATGAGCCATCCTTATTGATAGGCACTAGCATGGGACTTACTCTGTTCCCATGTGTCTCAATGATAGCCACGCTCATTTGCCAGTTAGCAGCCCCTGCTTTGAGATAGCCGGCCTTTTCCTTCTGCATGACATTTCCTGCTTCTACGCCCCACAAAGTCCTGTATCGGCTTCCTATGCCCTCTGTAAAGGCACTGATGCCTGCTCTATGGGTATGTCCACAAACTACAGACTTGCCAAATTTCTTCGCTAAACCTAAAGCTGTAAGTCCAGCGTTAGAATTCATTGATCCCTCATCGCCATGCACTAAGACCCATCCACTGTGGAACTCAAATGGCTTTTTGTGAAAGCGTATCCCCATGTCAGAGAAGCCCATAAAACGGGGGTAATCGAGTTCTGGAAGTCCGATGAGGCTAGGAGCCCCTCTAACGAGAGTGTGGTATAGACGATCGGTATGGTTGGATCGAGTGATGTCGGTAGTCCTGAGATCCCAGAGGATGTTTTGAGCCAGAGTTCGATCGGCATCTAACTGCCCTTCATACTCTAAGTGGGTGGACTTCGCCCATTTTGATTGACTCTGCATATCGAGCTCATCACCCGTATTTAGCACTAAATCAAACTTTTCTTTATTGACTAGCTTAATTAAATTTTTGACTGCTGCTGCATGATGGAACGGAATCTGTAAATCTGAAATTACTAGATAGCGTTTTTTAGTCATCGTCCTCATCTTCGTAATCGCCAAACCTTTCTGGATCGACTGGAGATGGCAAGATCCATGCTGGATAAGACTGTGGCTCTGTAATCATGAATAGAGCTATAGACTCAGGGAATCCAGCCTTCTTTAAGGATTTGTAGAACTCATGCAACCCAATGCAGTAAGCATCGAGTGGGGAATAGCCCTCATCTACTAACTTGTTAGTTGCTTTCCTTGCCATAAGATAATTGTCACTTCTCTAGGATGCGTAAGATGGTTTCGACACGCGCTTCAAGTAAGTTAATCTGGTCGCGCATCGAACTGCCAGAATTAGGCTTTAGTTCTTGAAGGTAGTGCTTTACTAACCATCGCACCGAGCCAATAAATGAACCAATAACGGTCGTAGCAGCAACAGCAAGAACCGCCATGTCCTGCGCAATCATTATCGTTTAGGTGTGGCATAACCGAACACGCCTGATAGTACTGACCACAACACTGCTCTGTAGTCTAAATCAAAATTGGTTGCTGACCATGCTGCTAGAAATGCTCCTGCTGCAAGGATTGCTGGATTCTTTAGGTTCATAGTTTTCCGCCTAACATAGGTATTTGATAAAATTCACCCAGTAAGTCAGCTTCTTTTTTAAAGCTGAAATGCACATGGTGATTGTGTTTGTTAGCCCCTGTGTACTTGCGCCACTTCCACCTAAGAATAGGGGAGCAGATTGACCCGTCAAAAATAATGTAAGACACACGCTTCTCGGATCCTTTTTTACAGGCAAGACGAATTTGATCAACAAGGTCGGGCATGAGGTCGGGCTTGGCTTTGCCGGATAAGTCACGATCGATGTCGATGGCGCGTACCCAGCCTTTGACATCTGGATTATGATCAGACTTACGAGCACCATGTCGGGTATCACCGATCCAACCATCCGATGTGCGGTCACGATCTGGGTAGGCATCATCGAACTGCTCACGAAGTTGTATCGCTGCTCGGCTAAGTTTAGGCTTCACGAGGATTAGGGATCACTTCTAGATGTTCTTCATTTGAGCAAGTCCAAAGACAAGTCACTTGATCAAGTGTAACTTCTGGATGGCATTGAGGATTAGGCCCGATAAATGCATCTAGGGCTTCATCGTATGTGTAGCCAATTCCTGCATAGTTTTTACGAATATTTCCATTGTAAGAAGTTCGCTTGCAAACTTGACCACGGAAGTTTCCATACCAAGTTTCTGTGTCTAATCCTTCGATTAGTTCTGTCTCATCAATACCGACAATAACCTCGGTGACAATGTTGTTCTCATCTAAGAAAGCGTAATGTGCCATTATGCCCAACTCACATTTCCAGTACCAGCAGTAATTGTTGTAACTTTATCTGATCCAACTGTTGCAGTCGATCCTGTTAATCCTGCTCCGATTGTAATTGTTCGAGCAGATGGGTATCTTAAAATTACAACACCTGATCCACCGTTCGCGCCACCTTCATTTGGTGTTCTAGCACCGCCACCACCGCCGCCACCTGTATTAGTTCCGCCGGATGTTCCGCCTGTGTATGTAGCAGTAGAAATAGTTACATTTCCCCCAGCGCCGCCGCCGCCTGAGCCACCAGCACCGCCAGCACCGTTGTAACCAACACCACCGCCGCCGCCAGCATAATTAACAGATGAACCCGAAATAGATGTAGCAACTCCTGCTCCACCTGCTCCACCAGCACCGTCAAATGCTCCGCTTGATGATGCACCTACTGCACCTGCGCCACCGCCGCCGCCGCCTTTGTAACCACCTGTGTCAGCGTTACCACCAGCAAAACCTTGATTTGTAGTTCCAGCAGCACCGTCAACAGTAGGTGAGGTAAACCAACCACCGCCGCCACCTGAGCCACCAGTTGCAGCATTATAGGTAGCATTTAAATAACCAGCACCTCGTCCACCACCTGTAGATGTAATAGTAGAAAATACTGAGTTAGAACCGCTAGTAGATGCAGCAGTTGTTGATCCTGTGCCACCTGCTCCAACGGTAACTGTGTAATTTGTAGATAAAAGAAAATTCAAAGCTGTTTCTAAACTTCCACCACCGCCTGTTGCTGTAACAGTTGATCGAAGTCCACCGGCTCCACCGCCGCCACCATTAGAAGCATTGGATACAAGATTACTTGAAGCTCCACCGCCGCCACCTGCTAGAACAAGGTAATCAACTACATTGTTAGAGGCGGAAGCACCATCAATAATTCCAACTGATATGCCAAACACTACGCAACGCCACCGATCACAAACCATTGATCTGTGCCTGTTTTAATGCATGATGCTGCTTTGTATTGTGCAAGGGTAGGTGCTGCCGCTACTGCTCCAGCAGAAAGGATTGTTGTAGTGCCAGAAGTCACTGCGTTGATTGTGCAGATGCCTACGCCAATGTTGATGATGTTGAGTACAGTGCCAATAGGAAAGGCTGTAGTGGCGTTTGTAGGGATTCTAAAGGTGCTTGCAGAAGCGTTGGACTGAGTAACAAGTCTGCTGTATTGGTCATTGGTTGTAGCTGTGTAAGTTGTGCCAGTCTGTGCGTTGAGTGTGTAGGCAGGCAAAAAGTTCATGTCTGCTGCGGTAAGGACATCACCGCTAACGAATGGATAAGTCATTTATTCTCCTAGTATGCCAATACGGATGTGTCAAGGATACCGTATAATGTCGAATCCAAGATGAA